GAAGTTTTGGTATGTTTACGCCGGGAATGAGATTAACAGTATCAGTTAAAAAATCAACATATCCAGCTCCGGCAGCTGAAGGATAGTTAGCCCAGTTCAGAGGGTTTCGTAAATCTGCTGATTGACCACCAAAGGTATCAGCAAATGTAACGTCTTCACCAGCTTCTTTTTTTGCTAGTAATCTTTCTTTTTGTTCAGCCCTTGTTGGACCTCTATCTTGAGGTTCGATTATCTGAGGTGTTTCCGTTGTTTGTGGTGTTTCCGTAGAAACGTTTTCGGATTCAGATTGAGGAGTAGTTACTTCTTGACCTTGGTCAACACTTGGAGTAGAAATACCTTCTAAGAGATCAGTAATACTGTTCTCTAGTTCAGTAGGTTCTACCGCTTGTGGAATTTCGCCTTCAATCTGATCCTTAATAGGATCGTTCATTTACTTATATATAATGATGTAGGAAAATCTTTTCTTATAGTTCGTTTAAGTGCTTCTTTATCTGTACCACCGCTCCATTTAAAAATAGATTTATTGTATTGCAACCAATCAAAATCATCCATTGAGCTAAAAGGGTCTTCTCCTTCAACATCAAGATTTAACATTGGTATAGTTTCTAAGGCAGCTGCATATTGAGGAAAAGTAGTGCCATTCTCTTCAGCAAATTTTTTTAATTCTTCACCTTGGTTAGCTGGTACCCACTCTACATTTTCCTTGCCAGTAGTAGCTAAAGCTCTAGTAGTGCAATTAAGAGAGTTACCTTCTTGAGTACAGAGTTTTTGTGCTTTAGTAGATAAAGTTTTAAATGCGGTTATATATGAAGGGTCTTCTTCTGTTTTACCTTCATTCTGGTCAGATGCGTTTTTTAAAGCACTTTGCCTAGTCATAATGTCATGGGCTGTAATTACATTGTCGCCAGCCCCAAGTTTTGTGTTTAACTGCTCTGCTAACAAGTAGGCATACTTAGGTGGTTTGTGATGATTTTTCCATGCCTTTAATGTGTCTTCTGGAAATATTTGGTGTGTATCTAAAAATGAGGTGTCGCCAGTTTCATCAGCCAATTCATTAATATATGCCTTAACTTTTGCACTTTGTAAACGTATGCCCTTAATACTATCGACAGTTGAGGTTTCAGTTGGTATCCATTTCCACGCCTGATTATAAGTAACTTCACCTCTAATAATAGGCTTCCCAAATGCGCTAGTTCCAGCAGCTTCTATTTCATTTATTTCTTTAATTATCTCGTTATACGCGAGTTCTGATGGATTCTGAATATCTGGAGATTTTGAATATAGGTTAACTAATTTAATATATTTACGTTTATAGTGTGCAATAATTTTAGTTTCTGCTGGAGTACTACCATTACCATCTGTAGTTGGCTTTTTCTCAATCGCTTGACCTATTGCTTTAAAATTTTCTTCTTTTTGTGCATCTTTTTCATCATTAGCTTTTGCGTACTTCATTAACGTTGGATCTTGCCTTAAAAGAAAAGGATATTCTTGTAATTTTGCAGTAGTTAATGTTCCAGCTATAGCTTCATTCATAGCTTTAGCTTTTATATCAGCATTTCTTATTGAACTTGCAGAACCTCTATCTTGTGTGAGGATATTATTTAAGTTTGTTATAGCTGTACCAGTTACTCCATTAGTAATATATTCACTTTGCTTCTTTCTTAATACAGACATTGAGTCCTCAGTAAACCCTCCGGTTTTAGGATCTCTTTCTAACGTAGACAAAAGCTCATTAACTTCTAAGAATGCTGCACTATTCCTTTCTTTTTGTGCCAGCTCCATGTCTTGAGCTGCTTTTGCTATAGCAGCATCTTTTATCTTGCCCCAATCTTCAGAAAACAACTCATTCCATTTATATTCCTTACCATCTGCTGAAGAAATAATCATATTATCTTTATTGTTTTCTTCAAGCTCTAAAATCTTATTAGAAGTTAAATCTCCATTCTTAGCCATTGTTAAATACTGAGACATTAGCTCATATTTAGCAGCAGTATTTCCGATGTATGGTGATCTGTTCTCTAAATAAGCAACAGCACATCCACTTTGGGAATTTTCATGGCAACTAATTAATTGAGATCTAGCTATCTTTTGACGTTCAGCTTTTATTTCCTGAGTTCTTTTTTGATTCCATTTACTGTATGCAGCAGCTTCTAATTCTTTTTGTTTTTTTATAACATGTTTTTGAACTAGAGCTGGGTTAAGATCTCCTAATGTTTTATATAGGTCAAGACTTGCAGCATGTTCAGCAGCTTTATACTCTTCAGGAGTTACTGCATTTTGCATCTTTTCGTTGTTAGAAGGATCATAATCTCTTACTTTTCCTTCTACCCATTCAACAACTGCACCATACTTTTGAGCTGAATTAAGATTACGAAAACTTTCAGAAGTCCAAATATCTGAATCTTTTTTCCTTTCATAATTAGCTACAAATTCATCTATAGATTTACCTTCTTTTTTTAATCTATTAATTTCAGCTTCAAACTTTTCAGTTGTTAAAACATCTAAAGGATTTTCTTTTAACCAAAGCATTCCTTTAGTTATGTTCTCCTGTTTTTTTCTCTCTTCTCTTTCTGTTATTTTTTTACCAATAGCAGTAGATAGATTGGTTAAAGCTTCTATGTCTTTAATTCCAGCATCTTGTGCTTTGTATTTATAATTAGCCAGCTCTTGTGTCCAGTAATTATCCATACCGGCATTCAGATCTTTATAACTTTCTAATAAAGGAGCTGTATAATCTTCAGTTTTTACTGGGTCGAAAGTTCCAAATGAATCTGTCATTATCTAAAACCTGCTAAAGGATCATAATCACTAGGCATCTCAAACATATCTTTACTATCAAAACCACCGAAGTCAGTACTTCCCAGACCTCCGTCGTATTTCATACCTTTACCTTCTAAACCAGTATTCAAATTATTTGAACCCCAGTTACTAATAGCACTAGTAAGTCCTCCCATGAGAAGACCTCTAAAAGCACCTCCACTTTCAGACAACATCTGAGGAGGATTAGGAGCGAGTGAAGGTATTGGAGTAAAGGCAACTTTTGCATATGCTTGTCTTTGTGAAGCTTTTGCTTTTCTGTATATAGCTTCGTTAGCAGCTTGTCCTGCTTCTCCACTATTTATCAAGCTATTTAATCTTTGTGCTTGTTTAAATTGTTGAATTGCTTCTATTCTCCCTGCGATACGTCCAGCTGATTGTCCTGTCATACCAGCAGCAGCTACTTTACCTAATGTCTTTTGAGCATATTTAATAAAGTCAGCTTCATTAGCAGCTAAAGCTTTTGCCCTTTTGTTATTTAAGGCATCTCGTGTTTTTTCATAACCTCTATTAGCAGCTAAATCTATTTCATTTAATTCGATATTATAGGCATTCTTTTTAGCACCATAAACATCTCTTGATTGTTGCCATTTTCTTTTTCTGACTTCTAGTGCTCTTTTATATTCTTGCCTTCTTCTTTCATTCTCGGCTCGGTTTCGAGCGTCTTGATCTCGACCAGAAAGAAATCCTTTGACCCCTCCTGCTATAATCGCTCCCCACATTTGCAAAACTCCATAAATGGTAAATTATTTGGTCCATGATTTACTTCCCTTAAAAATTTGAACCCAAGGAATCTGAGTAGTTTTATATGAACTTTGTTTCGTTTATCTACGATATTCCAAAGCAACTTCTCTTTTCTACTTCTCACATACTTCCTCGATTCTCGTGCAAAGGTATGTGGATACTTAAGGATAGATGGTGTACAGAGCATCCAGATCTGCCCGTCTTTAGTAACACCAGCCATGCCAGCTATTTCATCATTTGGAACTTTAAAATACACACTATCAGAATTGTGCATTGCAACTACTATTGCATTCTCAGGATCATGTCCATGACCCTCAACAACTTCCAAACGATCATCTGGTAACAAGTTAGAAGCTACATTTAAGGCAGCTTCCAACGTTGCAGGGTAGATGTATTTAGACACGTTTATAATTCTTTTGATTGTAATCTCCTTCCCAGTTGTAAGAAAGAAGGGTTGCTGGAGTTGGATGTTTAGATGAAACGTTTACTGTTAAGGTTTTATTTCTTTCATAACAAGGAATAGTCTCAAAACTTCCTTGTAAAAAATTAGGATTATTTGCAGTTGAAAGGTTAGCTTGGTTTACTTCCCTTTCCTCTGTAAATGTAGGTTTACCTTCCTTATCAATAGTTACTGTATAAACACCAACATTTCCAAAATTAAATTTAATTCTATGTATTACTAAATCACATCTAGTATCAGATCTATAGTTTTCTCCTACTTGACTCTTTAAATAAATAGTTGGAATCTGTACTTTCATATCAAACAAGTACCCAATTATAAACGTCTCTCCTGACCAATCTCCATCTAGTTCTAAGTTAGACCCATTAACTGTTATCTTTCCATATCTACCTAAATTCTGAACCCCACTATTATTATTAGAATTATCATATGCAGCTAATTGAGCTGTAGTGCTTTCTAATCCAGTTGGTTTAGCTTTAGTAGATTTGTTAGTAGTAGCGTTATATGTCCAGCCACTTGTCTCCATTGAATGATCTAAATAGACAGGAAAATCTACTCCACTTGTTACAAAATGACTTGATGAGTCAAGCTGTATAGAGTATTTAAGTAGTTGATCTTTAGTTCCATTTTTAACAACAATATATAAAGCATCGTCCAACATGCAATGGTATCGAATTGTCCCAGTTAAAGTCCAACTAAACCATGATTCCATCTTTCTTTCATTACCAGATTGGAAGTACCTGTACCCATATAGTGTTGATGTATCTTCTTCACTAAAGAAAATTACGCTATTTTCCCTTGAATTAGAAATTAATTTTAAATCATCGTCAAATAAACTAGATACAACTTTACTCTGTTCAATAACAATAGGTTCTCCTTCTCTAAGTAAATTAGAAATTTCAAAGAATCTACTATATTTATTTGCATTATCTAAAAAGCCAACAGTAGTTCCTAATGATATGGGATTAGTTTTAAAGTTAAAATTATAATTTGATAGTGCATTGATCTTTGCTGTCATAGGACTAAGAACATCACTATCCGTAGTTAATAGAAATTGTTGGTTCTTCGTAAATACTAATAATCCAGCATTAACTTGTATAGCGTCGTAGACAATAGCTGGATAAGTTGAACTAACTGAGATATCAATAACATCAATATTTGAAAAAGTAACAGCAGTCCTAGCCCAGAAATTAAAAAAGTTTCCCGGACGAGACATAATTATATTCTCATCACTCAGCATTACTAGTCTATTTCTAAAGAAGACCATTTTATTAATAGTCTTTCCTACAAAAGAAGCTCTAGGGTTTGTACCAGTAGTAGCTGTAGTATCTCCAGCATTAGCTTGTTCGTAATCTACTTGCGAAAGGGTAAACGTTGTTGCGTTAGTTCTGACTAATTGAATCGGCATTGTTGCCTTGTCATATTCAATTTGTGTTCCGGGTTTAGCGCATTCTTCCCATACACCATCTCCGTCCCTATCATTGTTTCCAAAAAACTTTACAAAGTAATCATCGTTTTCAGTAGTTTCAGTATTAGCAACCTTTACTACCATTCCATGCTTACATTGTTTAGGTAAGTCTTCTATAGTTAATACTTCTCCAGATACAACATTTATTAACGATGAGTTAGGAGTAGTAGCGTTGAAACTTCCAGAGGATCTTGTTATATATAAACCATTACCAATCTGCTGAACATTAGCACTTGTAAAATTACCAGTCGCAATAATGTCTGCTCTGATAGCTCCTAAAATAGATTGAGCTGTAACTGTTGTTTTTGTATCAAATGACGTAGGGTTAGGTCTTAGTAATCCTAAATTAGCTTGTACTGTTGAAGTGCTAACTTCCTCAACTTTTACTTTATAATAAGCATCTTTCAAATAAACATAAAAGAAGTCACCAGTTTGCCAACCTTCGCCACCATATAAAAGATCGTTTGTGATTGTATATCTAGTTCTATAATTAGTACCATCTACGGGATATGACTGTCCTGTGCATGTGATTCTAAAATATAAGTTTTTTCTACCAGACTGGTTAGCTGCTCCAGCAGCATTAGTGATGCCAACTGTATAAGAATAATCAGTACCTCCTCTTGTAGATACAGCTGCGTCATCAACTAAAGTTGTACCAGAACTAATATCAAATATACGAGTACCTACATTTGGAGCTTGTTCATCATCTCCAGTTACTGCTGTGGCATCACATCTAGTTGTTTCAGAAATCCTATTAGGATGCGTCTCCATACCACCACTACTATTACAGTAATTATTACTAGATTTAATTTGTTCAACACTAATTCTTGTAGCTGTAGAGATAGAAGTTGTCGTTGTGTTATCAAATAAATTTAAAGAATATTGACTAGCATATTTTATAGTTTTTAACTCTATAAAAACTTCAGGAGGTCGAGCTTGCTCTACAGTTGCAGCCATCGCGACTGTCTTAGTTCTATTAGTCAGGAACGTAAAATCGTTTACAGTTAATGTTTGAATATCTTCGTCATTAGAATGAGTCAAATAATTTGTTAAAGCAGTAGCCTGAGATGTTGTGTATGTAACGGTCATCTCTTGACCATCACTACATCTCCACATATTAATATCACCAGTCCTACTGACTTGACCTATATACTGCTCCGTTTCATCTCGATAATAATGAAACCACCTACCATTAGTTACTGAATTATTAGTTCCATCACTAAGAGATTTAATAAATTGTCCTCCGGGACGTTTAAGTAGACCATGTGTTACATCTGGCAAAACATTGTCTGCAACATTAACTTGTCCCGGAACTTTTAATTCATCTGGCTGTTGTGATATGCCACCGGTTAATGTTGGTATAAGTTGTGTAACAGTTGCCATTATCTTTGTAAAGATCTAAAAGGTTTATAAGATGTGTAATTACTTTCGTGTGGAAATCCCATGTAGGAATGATCACCTTGATTACATTCATATTCAATTACTGAAGCTCTAGTTAATGCCTCTTGAGTTTGTAATAATTGAACTAAATTTGGATTAGTTACTAATTGCACAGCAGCTCGCGTAGAAGCTTTGGCAATAATGTATCTTTGAAAGACTGATGGTATATCAGTAAAAGTATATAAATAGACAACATCTAAATAAACTTTGTCAGTAAAGATATCTGTGTGCTGAACCTTGTCATATAATTTCCCACCTCTCTTCACTAAATCCATTGATTTATCTTCACCATTATTAAGGTCATAGCGGAGATAACTATTAGGAATAATTATGTTGTTATTTGCATCAGGAGAAACTTCTACATGTTCTTCTGTATTAAAATGCCAACCCTCATTCAGAACATCCTTAATGGATTCTTCTAAGATGTTGTAAATAAATTGAGTTTCTGGATTATTAAAATTTAAAGTTGTAACTGAAGATTGACCTATGGCACCCAAAATAGAATTGACTGCGGATAGTTCTGTATCGATTGCAATAGTTGAAGTAGCCATAAAAAAAAAGGGAGCCGAAGCTCCCGTATAAAGTGTATAAATTTAGAACCCTGAAGGAGCAGAAGCACCAACATAAAGTTCAACAGCAGCAGCTGGGTTTAAGTAATCTGCACCCATAGCCATGCGACCTAAGATCACATCACCTTGGTAGATTACAGAAACATCGCCATTTGTTACCTGAACCTGTGGTCCGATTGCCTCAACAACACCAGCAGCTTCCTTTTGGAAGATAAGTCCAC